TGTCAACCGTCCTTGAGCGATTAGGCCCCGGTGGTGCCGAACACGCAGCGCGGGTCCGAGAAACCGAACGAGTAACGCTCACGCGCCTTGTAGCGCATGTTGCCCGTGTCGAAGTCAGCTTCCATGCCAGTCGAGAGCGCGGTGCGCTCAAAGTGGATGAAGCCGCGCGGTGCGTCCGTCTTGATGAAGTACGCATCCGGGTCGGTCAGGAAGTCGTTGACAGCATAGCCTTCCGGCAGCATGCCCATCGAACGGATGGCGTTCACGTCGTTGTCGGCGGTGCCGACGCGGAGGTTCGAAACCATCAGGCGCTCAGCGACAAACTGGAGCTGACGAGGAATCATCAGCTTGATGCCGCGGAGAGCCACTTTCAGACCACGTTCGTCCACGAACCCAGCGATGTTGATCAGAGCGTCCTCGAGCGAGGTTTCGTTCAGGTCGGCATCGGTGGTGGGCTTGTTGGCGAAGGTCGAGCCGTTCACCAGCGGGTGGTTGGTGGCGCAGAGAGCCACGCCGTCACCGCCAGCCGAAGCACCGCCAGTGAAGGCGTTGTTCAGAATGGCAGCGGCTTTCACCTGCTTGGTGTGAGCCATCGAGCGGGCGAGGGCACGGGTGTAACGGCTGCCGAGGCGGTCGTACAGGTTGTCCTCGATAGCTTCCTCGGTGATCGAGAAGGCCAGCGCGATGGTCTCGTGGTTATACCGAGCGGTGTAGGCTTCCTGTGCATCGTCATACGAGATGCCCGAGCCTTCCGATTTGGTCGGTGCTGCGCCAAAACCGGACAGCATGACTTCCTCCTCGAATGCACGATCCGAGGACTCGGTGGTGAAGATTTCGGAGTGCTGGTTTTCATACCGAGCATACTCCATGCCGAACAGAGCATTGAGACCGGGCTCAAGCTCTTTCGCCAACTGTGCGCGCGAAATTGCCATGGGTCAGGTCTCCTTATGCCACCGTGCCTTCGGAATTAGCTTCCAGAAGGGCATGGTTGTTGAACATGACGATCATCTGAAGACCAGCGGCCGCGTAGTCCTGATTCGTCGGGTCATCGTAGATGCCCAGAATCTTCAGCGGCAGCGAGGCGTCAGAAGCGTCCAAGGTTGCGACGTCGAGCGAAGCCGAGGACACACCCGTGGTCGTCGAACCCGACGTCCCGGTGTTGAACTGGGTATTCTCGAAGATTGCAGCCTTGGCGGTTGCGCGGTTCGTGAAGGTTGCGTCAGTCGCAATCACGAAACGCTGGGTCGGGTTGTCGTACACGTACCCGACGATGTCGAAGTTCGTGTTCGCGCCCGAGCCGGGCCAGTAGTTGGACCAAGTCTTTTTCCCGGTCACAGAAGAAACGTACTCGCAGCCATTGAATGCGCCGAGATGCTTATAGGTATCGCCCGAAGCCGAGCCAGTGATGGCAATAGTGCCACCGTTGGTCGCGATAACAGGGGACCCATTATAGATCGCGGAAGCATCAGAAGCGATGTAGTACGCATTGGTACCTTGGCTGTTGGGTGCACCACCAGCAAGGTTGATCGGGCGAAGCCCGAACGCACCAGACGTGTTCGCCATAGTTGTTGCTCCTTATCAGTCGGACTTTTTCCGTCCGCCAAACGATACCCGACTTTGCCGACTTTGATTGATCGGCATCGACGGATGTTGCTCTTTCATGAGGTCCTGATCAACAGCATCCATTTGTTCGCGGGTCCGGCCCCCGTAATACGCGGTTCTTTCTTGGGCTGTCTCGACAGGTACTCGGGTCAGAATCAGACCGCCGTTACCAATGATCCCGGCATGCTTGCCGTCCTCAACGGTAGGTGCTTGGTACCCCGGATGCTCGTCCGCGCGCACGGGCTCGTAGCCCTGACGCAGTCGGTTGAACACATTGCCCTTGTCTTCCTCGCCCCGAATGGCCGAACGCACCCAGCGGTGCTTGTATCCTTCAGGGGGCGGAGGAGCATCAAGAACGCTCGGCGGTGCCCATGGCTTGCGGCGCGATTCAGTCTCGCGAGTTTCAGAAGTGCGGGAGTTGCGATCCATCTTTTCAGTCCTTCACATATTTGGCGTATTCTTCCAACGGAACATTCAGCCGCTTAGCGATGGCTACCTGAGATGGCGTCAACCGCACTGTTCGGCGCTCCTGTGTCGTGCTGCGGGATGCGGAGTTGCCAGCAGGGGCGACCTGACTTCCTCCACCCGGTTTGCGAGCCGCAAACTTGTGCGGAAATTCCGTCCGAAGTCTGCGGTCGATCTCAGTATAGTACTCATTTGAACTGGGGTCAAAGCCTTCGTCCTCGATGAGCGTCTGGTGGATGGCAATCGCCGCAGTCGTCATGATGCGGTCTTCGCCAAACCATTTGTTCTTTTCGGCCCAGCCCTGTGCTTTGGGGTCAGGCTTGACCTGAGGAGCTGCCTGCTGCTGCGTGACCGGGGTCTCGCGCTCCATCTGCTGTGCGCGAGCAGGGGCTGCCTCGGAACGCTGTTTCGCCGTAGCGTAACGCTGCTTCTCCAAGACGATTTTGGCGAGGTCTTCCTGCGCCGCGAGCATCGCGTCCGAGTCGCCAGACTCGTAGGCCACACGGTAAGCACCTTTGACCAGATGCTCTTGGTGCTCGAGCCGTGCGCCGTACTCGGTCAGGTAGCCCGTGTCGAGCGCCTGAACGCGGCTCTTGAGCTGGTTGTTCTCTTCCAGAAGCCTCTGGGCAACCCGGGTCGCTTCTTCACGATCCCGCTGCTCCTTGCGGTACTTCTCGGTGATCCGGCTGATCCGAGCTTGGACCTTGGTGCTGTAAGAGGAAAGCTCGTCATCGTCATCCGAAGACGACTGAGTGGTCTGGCTCTCCGCAGGAGCTTCGGTTTCAACGATGATCTCGTTGCCGACGTCCTCTTCGTTGTTGTTCTCTACGCTCATGTTGTTCCTCACACGTGTTGTACGTCGTCGGGTTCAAGGATCGTGGCAATAACCTCATCATCGTTGATGATGCGGACTTCGCCTCCGTCGATCTTGAATCTCGAGCCAGCATAGCGGCCGATGCAGACCCACTGCCCCTCTTGGCACCACGGTTCCGCGCCGTCCCCGAACTTGTCCGGGTCCCTGTAGGCCAGCGGCCCAAGGCGCATGACGTATGCCACGACAGTTGCCAGCGCTTCGCGGTCACGGACCTGATCAGGGATGATCAAGCCGCCGTCGGTCTTTGCCTTACCCTGATAGGGCATGACAAGAATCCGCCAACCTGTCGGTTGGGGCAGGCGTTCTACCAAGGGCTTGTCAAGGAGTTCGGGGTCGAGGACACGCTCCTCGGGTTTGACGTAGGCAGCCTGAGCAGACACAGGCTCACTTGCCGCCTTGGTCTTGTTAATGCGTTCCACAATGTGGTCAGGAAGATAAAGCTTCGAGGGCATCTTCTGTTGTTCTCTCCAGCAGGGCTCGAAGTTCTTCTCTGGCAAAAGCGAGGCCCCGTATCTCGCCAACCATGCTCTGGTACTGCTCCCAGTTCGCGGGAGAGCCCGTCGCGACCATCTCAACGATGTCGGCTTCGCGCTCTCTTAAAACCTTATACAGCGCTTTCAACAAGCTAACAACATCCATGCAAGAACCTCCGCATAAGTTTCTTGTTCATCGCATGAAAGTGACGTCCTGTCACCTCAGAA